ATACAGGGTTTTGGTAAGAAGAAAACCAAAGCTGAAACGAAAAACTATAGCCCTATGAAACCTAAAGACTTAAATTATTCTGGTACATTTATCAAAGACGGTACTTGGCGTACTGAAAGTATTGGCGCTAGTTACACTAAAACATTTAATTGTGAACATGGTAATGAAACACTTGAATGGACACTTAAAAAAATGTCTAAAGGCGGTTTATTAGATGTTTATTTAGATGATGAACATGTGGGCAGATATGAATGTTATAGCAAAACTGCAACTTCTGAAAAGATTATCATTACTCAACGTTTACCAAAAGGTAACCATACTTTTAAAGCAGTGTTCAGAGGCGCTAAGAGTGGTGTGGATTATAAGAAATCTAAACCATGTATGTATGTAGGGACAGAGAAATCAACAGTGTTGAATCTAACTGCTGTATTGAAAGGTACTGATGTTTATCATGTTACAGATGAATATTATTCTCCACATTATGATAAAGACGACCCTAAAGTGGCACCTACATTATACGATGATAATGTGCTTGATAAAACAGAGTTAAGAAAAAAACTTATTCAAGAATTAAACGATGAACCCACAGTGGAAGTATCAACTAACTATTTAGGATCTATGGAGGATAAGCATTATTTAAGGAATGATGATATTCATGAAAATAGTGAGATTCGATTTATTCATCAACCACTTGGTTACAACTTAGATTTGAAAGTGGTTAAGTTAACATATTCACATCCAATCGTGAACGAACCAGTGGAAGTTGATTTCAGTAACTCACCAACTGATATTATAAAAATTCAACAAGGTATAAGTAGAAATATAAAAAGAATGAATAATTTAGTTAAAGGCGGTTCACTTGGTGGGTCGTCTTTTACTATGCCAGAAAACTATTCAGACATTGTGGGGGTGACGTTAATAGATGGATAGAGAAATACCACACAGATATTTGAAAGATAATGACGGTGCAGAGTATTTTCCGGTAACAAGTGGGGAAGCTATTACAGAATTGGACAAAGCAGCAAGTATTATTGATATTAACAATAAGGTGGCTGAAATTAATGAAACATTATCAAAAGCCAATACAACTATTGATATTATGCAAAAGCAACTAGATGGAGTCGGAAAAGATGTAGTTAATCTAACAGGTGACACTGGCTGGGTGGATTATGCAGTCGGTAATGCTGATAAAAATAACGGTATAAAAAACGGGTTTAATTGTATGATTCGAGAAGTTTCAGTTGGTTTTGCTGGTGCCAAGAACTTTAGATTCAGAACTATAAGAGTAAATATCGGCAATGTTCCACATAATGTGCAGGTAGGTCAATTACCAAATGGCTTCATTGATGAAACTGTAAGATTTATTCCCTCTGTTTCAAGTGGTCACGTACCACCTACTGTTTCTGTAGATACAAAAGGAGCGATGCATGTGTTTTTCCCTTCGGAAGATAGGGATGGCAAGCAATGGGTCTATGGTCAGCACACATGGTTAGTTAATTAAGAAAGGGAGCAAAAAATATATGAGACTATATACAGACTTCCCTATTGAGTTAGGGCAAGAATATAGATACAAAACAGTTGAAAATTTTAAACGTATATTAGATGAATTTAAAGCATCTAGTAGAAACTTTGAATTTCATAAGACAGAAGAAGAACATGCTCACAATGCTCAACAGATTGATTACAAGCTCTCAAACGTTCATGATGAATTACAATATCAAGATGGACGCATTGAGGGGCTAGTTATCGGTCACAATGGCGATGGGGTGGAAGAATTAAAAGATAGTAGAACAGCTTTAGATGGCACAAATCATGGTTTACTATCTACAAGACTTAAATATGATTTTGAAATCATTAAAAACAAAATGGAAGAAAACTTTAACTATCTTAATAAAAAGATTGAGCGTATTGTAAACGTAAATGACTTCGGTGCAGACCCTACAGGTGAAAAAGATTCTACGGAAGCTTTTAAAGAAGCTGTAAGAGGTGGAAATGTTCACGTTCATATGACAGCAGGAACGTATAAAGTATTAGGGATTAGATTACCAAACAATACGGTGTTATCGGGTGAAGGTAAAGACATTACCACAATTAAACTTTCTGATGAAGCACTTGCAGAAAATATTGTAATTACTAATGACGACATGTCAGGCAATGGTCATAATATTGGTATTAAAGACTTTACAGTTAACGGTAATAAGTGGAGGCAAGATAAGAAATTTAGTGCAGCAGGAGGTTCATTATCTTCTAACGTTAGGTTTGCTGGAGTTGAGCATGGCTTTGCTCACAATGTTAAATCAATAGATGCATTACTTCATGGGTTCGATATTACTTATGCTAGTGACACTTATTTCTACCAAGGTGACGGAGTAAGAGTAAATGAAGAACTAGAAAGTAAATACATTCATATTGATAATTGTGAAGCTAGTGGTTTCGGTGATGATGGTATTACGACTCACCATTCAAGATACTTGTTAATTACAAATAACTACTGCCATCATGCAACTGGCGGAGGTAATAATAACGGTATTGAAGTAGATGATGGTTCGCAGCATGTAGTTTTAGACGGAAATAGAACCGAAATGAACTATGGAGGTATTGAGATTAAAGCTCACGCACCTGCATCAGCTCCTAATAACGTTTTAGTTAACAACCACATGAGTATTCATGATAGCCGTGCTTATAACTTCCGTCACATAGGACATCACAGAGCAGGAGACCCTAAATCTAAAACAGCTCATAGTATTGTAATGAATAACTCTACAGCTATTGAACCATACGACAATAAAGTTTACCCAAATACATCTCCACGTGCTTTAGTTATCTCAGCTTATAAGAACGTGCAGATTAATAATTTCTCAGCTATTGGCGATGGTAAATATGTAGCTAATCAACCAGTAATCGCAGCACAATTTATGAGTGAGAATATTATGTTTAATGGTATTAATATCACTGGATTCAAAAATGCTTCAGCAGACATTAAATTATTCGGTGGAGGTAACAGAGGTAAGAAATTCTCTATCAGTAATGTAAATATTTGGAACTCAAGTTCTAATATTGGTATCGCAGGTGGAGGAGGATTATATGATATTAAAATTGTTAACTGTAACTTGCAAGGTCAAGGAACGGGTAATGGTTTAGAATTATATAACAATACAGCAGAAGTTATTGGTGTTAATGCAAGCGGTTATGAAAACGCAGCAATGATAACTAATAAAGCTTATAGTACAGTTCCTACTGCTCTTAAAGGCGGATTTAGTGGCGGTGCTACTGGTTCCGCAGCTATTTCACAGCGTTCAGCTGTTATTGCTTCCACAGGTAACTCATACGCACATTCAAACCGTTCGTGGTTAGCTGGTGTTGGTGCTGGTTCACATGCACACGGTTCACGTAGTTCAGTAATGAACTCACTAGAATCAGAAACTTCACAAGGTAGATACGCTCAAACAATTGTTAATTCTCGTGGTGTAAAAACAGAAGATAACTATATGTTTGCTATGGGATATGGTCAAGACGGAGCTAGGTATGAGAATACTACATTCCAAGTTAAAGGTACTTCAGGTAGTGTTAAATCAAAAGGTACTATCACAGCTGGACAAAACTTTGGTGACTATGCGGAGTATTTTGAATCTCAATCAGGACAAGAAATTCCTAATGGCTACATGGTTGCACTTGATGGAAGATATATCCGTAAAGCTAACTCAAATGATAAACCTATAGGCATTATTTCTGGTACAGCTGGTGTCATTTTAGGTGACCAAATGTTCCACCATAAAGATAAATTCTTAAAAGATGAGTTTGGTGTAACTTTAACTGAATGGGTAACTAAAGAATGGCAAGATGACGAAGGTAATACTTATTCAGAAGAAGTTGAGGTAGAAATTCCTAATCCTGATTACACTGAGAAAGATGAAGAATATATCTCTCGTGCTAGTCGTCCTGAGTGGAACGTAGTAGGACTTATGGGACAAATCTTCACAAGAATAGACTCAACTGTACAAGCTAACGACTATATCAAACCTAATAAAGGTATTGGTACGAAAGATAACGTTAACGGTTACTACAGAGTATTAGAAATAACTACACCATATGATTCTGATAAAGGTTACGGTGTAGCCGTAGTATTAATCAAATAAGGAGGCTTTAATCAATGACAAACGGTATAGATAAAAAAGCATTATTCAAATTAAAATCTGAACCTTATTTAAAACCAATCTCTGATTTAGGGGTTGGTTTTTATAATTTAGATGAAAATACAGCAATATTAAGATTTCAATTAAGTAACACAAAGGGACCTTTGTTAATTCATGAAAATAATTTAACAGCTTACGCTTATTTTGAATCTAGCAATGGCAGTGCCTCAGATGTAATTGAGTTAGAAATAGAAGATTCAAATAATGGGATAGTAGCAATTACTTTGAATAAAGAGTTTCTACAAGCTTCTACATCTACAAAGGTTAAAGGACAAGTCTACATTGGAGTTAATAATGTAGATGGGAACCCTGAATATAATGAAGTAGCTGTATTCAGAGAATTTACATTTGAAGTTGCAGACGCACTAATTAATAAAATCTCTTCATTTACTAAGATTGAATATATCCGTATGTTCGACCAATTAAAAATGCGTATTGAACAAAAGGTTAAAGATATTGAAGAAGCTATAGCTAACGGTGCAGATTATGTTGCAGAAATGAAATCAGTATTACAAGAAGGTATTGAAACACTTAATGCAATTGTTACTGAAGGCAAATCAGACGTTCAACAGTACATTACTCAAGCTAAAACTGATTTAACAAAAGTTAAAGATGATGCTACAGAAGATATAACTACTACAGCTAATAATGCTAAAACAAGCGTTCAAGACACAGCATCAACAGCAGTAAATAGTATTAATAGTAAAACCACCGAAGCTACTGATCACGTAGATGCAAAGGTTACTGAGTTTAATCAGACAGTAGATAATAATGGATTCTTAACTCCTGATAAATTAACAGAAGATTTAGCAACTTTAAATTGGCAAAAAAAGAAACTTACAAATGAAGACGGAGGATATGAGACTATCTCTTTGGATAGTGATGTTGATAAACTTCACTCAATGGAAGGCGGGTTATACTACTTCACATCTGTCCCTATAACCGACGCTTCTTCAACAGCGGGCTATGCACAAGTCGAAACGCGCACTGGGGTTAGTAATATAAAAAGAATTACGTTTAAACCTTACAATTCTAATCAAATATGGGTTAAACGTTTGTATAATACGTGGAATGATTGGGAGCGTATAGACACTCCTCAAACCGACACTGGTTGGGTACCATTCCAATTAATCAACGGTGCAGTAGCCAATACAGCATTTAAAACTGAGACAGATAAAGGCTTTGACTGTGCTTATCGCATTGAAAAAAGAGGGAATGTTACAGAGAAATCAATAAGAATAAACGCCTCAAAAGTTTCTCATTCACAACAAATAGCACAATTACCAGAAAACTTTGTCAAAAGTGTACAATTTCACTATGTCAGAGTCCCTATAAATCAAGGTTATGGGTTAGTTGGAGTATTTCCTAGTGGCGCAGTATACGTATATATAGAATCAGATAAACGTGATGGTTGGGATACTACATCTCAAAGTTATTACTTCTACGGAGAATTTAATTGGAAAGAATAGGAGGAAACTTAAATGTTTAAACAAGTATTTTTATATGATGGAACACCTTATCTAGCTTTTACTAATGATGAAGGTGAATATGACTACCCAGAAGAATCATGGACTGAAGCAGCTCCTCCTGAGGGAATTTATAGCCCATTCTATTTCAATGGCAATGAATGGATAGGATCTAACAAAGAAGAGTATGAAGAAACTCTACCTGGTAAAGAGCCTTATGTTCCGTCAAATGGTCAAATGCAATTAGCACAAACACAAATGCAGTTAGCTAAAACAGCAGTTCAGATTCAAAAAACACAGAATCAATTAGCAGATGCAATGTTAGAAATTGCTAAATTGAAAGGAGAAAATTAACATGTATCCATCATTTGAGAGTATTAAATGGTTTTATGATATCAATTGTTACACTAACGAGGATATACAAACTTACGTTGAATTAGGTGTAACTACTAAAGAAGAATACAAAGAAATCACTGGTGAAGATTATCCAGAACAACCACAGGCTTAGGCTTGTGGTTTTATTTTATAGAAAGTGGGTGGAATATTGAGTGCGGAAGGAACTAAGGATATTGAGCGTCGGGTTGGTATCTTAGAGGATAAAGATAGATACAACGACAAACGTTTTAGAAATATAGAAACAACAATGAAAGAAGATAGAAAAGAAGTGTACGATTCCATTGAAAAACTTCACAACTCGTTGAGAGAAATTGAAAGAGGTCAGCACACCCAAGAATTAACAAATCAAAAAATGGATTTCACGTTAGATTCTATTAACAAAGAAAGAGAATCAGAAAGACTTCATAAAGAAGAAAGTCGTAAAGAGTTTAAGCAACTCAAGTGGTTGATCGTTGGTACAGTGATTACTTTGTTTGGTTCTTTAATACTTGCGTTAGTTAGAAGTTGGTTCGGAATTTAAAGGAGGTGAATAACATGTTCAAATTCGTATTAGGTTCAAGTTTTTGGCAGTGTTTCTGGTTTAGCAACTGTAAATAGCAATACTTATTCAAAGGTCGGCTCATTGAGTCGGCTTTTTATTATGGAGGTAATTAGATGAAACTGACAAAAGGTTCGGTAGTACGTTATATAGTTTTGATTTTAGCTTTAATCAACCAATGGTTAGCGGATAAAGGTTTAAGTCCAATCCCAGTAGATGAAGAAACAATTTCTACTATTATAACTACTGTTGTTGGATTGTATGTAGCTTACAAAGATAATCCAGTTACTAAAGAAGGTAAACAAGCAAATGACGAATTGAAAGAATTAAAGTATCAAAAGAAATTACCAACAACAGGTAAAGCACCTAGCGATTTCGACGCTGATAAAGACGGACAAATTTAGGAGGGATTAAATGACTGTAAATAAAACTAAAGCGCAAGCACATAGTTATATGAGTAAGCTGAAGGGTTACTGGTGGGACTTTGATGGAGCTTATGGTGCACAGTGTTTTGACCTAGCTAACATGTATTGGAATTATTTATGTGGTGGGAGATTAGGTGGATTCTATGCCAAAGATATTCCGTTCAAAAACAACTTTAATGGACTTGCTACTGTTCACACTAACACACCTAATTTTCTACCACAAAGGGGAGATATAGTTGTGTTTCATAGTGGTTATGGACAAGGTGCTGGTCACGTTGCAATTGTATGGTCAGCTAATTTGAATACATTCACTAGTTTAGATCAAAACTGGTATGGTGGCGCACAAAGTAATCCAAGAGAAGTATCACAACTTATTACACATTACTATGATAATCCAATGTATTTCATCCGTCCACATTATAAAGCTAATGCCACTGTGGTAGAAAAAGTTAAAGATAAAGTAACGAAACCTACTACTGCAAAAGTGAAAGGCAAGAAAATATTAATCGTAGCAGGTCATGGATATAACGACCCTGGTGCAGTTGGTAACGGTACAAATGAACGTGATTTTATTCGTAAGTATATTGCGCCAAATGTTCAAAAGTATTTAAAACAAGCCGGACACAATGTGGATTTATACGGTGGAAGTAAGCAAGACCAAGATTTGTATCAAGACACAGCATACGGAGAACGACTTGGTGATACTAAAAACTACGGTATGTATTGGGTTAAACAGCAGAAATACGATGTAGTAGTTGAATTACATCTTGATGCAGCTAGTGCAAGTGCAACAGGTGGTCATGTAATCATATCTAACCATTGGCCGGCGGATAAGATTGATAAAGATATTCATAATTGTTTAAAAGCTACTGTAGGTACTATAAGAGGCATTGACCCACGTAATAATTTACTCAATGCGAATGTATCAGGCCGTTTGAATATTAACTATAGACTTGTCGAAATGGGATTCATTACGAATAAAAAAGACATGGACTATTTGAAAAAGAATTATGACAAATTCAGTAAAGAACTTGCTGGTGCGATAAATGGCAAACCTATTGATGGAACAAGTGCTGGTAATAAAAAGATTACTTGGAACTGGAAAGGCCGTTTCACTGCAAACACTACAATCAAAGTAAGACGTAAACCGGGATTAAGTGGTGCTATTGTTGATAAAGGTTCATGGCTATTAAAAGGACAATGGGTAGATTTTGTAAGTGTAACTAAGAAAGATGGTTATTGGTGGGTAAAATTTAAATATCCTACTAATCCAAGCGCTGGTTATTTCTACATGGCAATTTGTAAAATCACTGATAAGAAAGAAAGATTGAAGAAAGAGAAAATCAATTGGGGAACAATGAAATTGAAGTAAATATGTTACAATATAAATAGCTATCATACTAAGGGTAAGTGTCGTCATGCACTTGCCCTATTTTTTTGTGCGTAAATATGGTATAATGAATGTATTAACAAGATATGTGCTTTTTGATGTTATCACCTCGGATTTAGTCAATCTAACAAGCTGTTGAAACATTTACGGCATCGAGAGCTATAGGCTCACCAAACCACCTAACTAGTCAATGGGTGGTTATTTTTATGTGTAATTATGTCTTTTTAGTAGTAATTAAGTTCATAATATGAGAAGAACATTTCTTATTTTGTTGCAATATTGCTACAGATAGTATTACAATATATGTACATAAAGATATCTAAGTATATCTAATTAGGAGGAAACATTATGCAAAACTTGATGAAAACAGTAGCTAAAGCATATATGATTTCTGGAGATATGAATGGTAATTATGGTAAAAGAAGAAATGCTAAAAGAAGGCAGAAACTATACATTTATAATGATGGACATCAAATGGCGAAAGATTGGAACAATACAGGATTAGATATGCAAAATGCGTTAAATATGTATGCAGATAAAAAGGGACTTAAACATGGATAATAATAAAACGGCAGATGATGTTGAAGTTATAGATAAAAAGTTAGAAGAAACTAACGACCCGGAAGAAAGAAAACAAATAATTGAAAGAGAAATTTCTTTGACTAAAAGTGGGCCTTTACCTGATCCAGATGATTTTGAAAAGTATGAGGAAGTATTGCCAGGTTCAGCAAATCGTATAATGGAGATGGCAGAAAAAAATCAAAACCATAGAATTAAAATTGAGAATCAAGAACAAGAGAAATATTACAAAAGTAATGATATGATTACTGCTAAAGGTATAAATTCTAGTACGATTATATCTGTTGCTGGAATAATTGGGTCTGTATTATTAGGTGTTTTTGGAAATGAATGGGCAGCGGGATTAATCGGAACTTTATCATTAGGTAATATAGTGGTGAGTATGATTAATTCAACGGTAAACAGTATACGTAGAAAAGATTGAACACTTACCAACTGGTGGGTGTTTTTTTATGTCTATTTATATGAAGAAACTGGTTTAAGTAAGATTAATTTAAAGGATATTGTGGAAATAAAATAAAAATAATGTTAATTTGAGTATAGGGTTTGCGAAGGCCCCTAACTTTTTATTGTTTAACTCTTTTCCGTATACTTTTAAGTGTACAGTCGCCTTTCGAGGCGGCTATTTTTTTATGCAATAAAATAACCCACCTAAATGAATAGATGGGTCGGTTTATCGGTGACATTTGATTACGTAGTGACAAGTAATCCGTCAGCTAAAGAGTCTAACCATGACATTTTTGTTCTACGCCAACGGCATACCAATGAAATAGCATAAACACTGGTGTTGTGGACTTCTTAAACTCCCTCACTCTCCGCTATTTACATAATTTGAGCTTTCTTGAAACACCGTAATCCTTGATATAATA